CGGTGGCTCCGCCCGATTGTTTCAGTTCCCACGGTTTTGGCATCAGTTAAGTCTTTTCCAGTTGGCCTGTGTCTTGTATCCACCACCCATATAAATCCAGACCACGCCGTTCTCCACTTGCTGTATGCCGGGGTAGATCGCTTTCTGAACAACCTCTCCATTGGCTTGAGGAACATCTACAATATCCTCTGGCGGGTAAAGGCGGCGCAGCTCCGCTGTTGCCTCCTCCTCGGTACTTCCATCGCCCATTAGATCAACCTTCTTTTTCCGCATCTCAACCTCCAGCCTTTTGTATGCCGTTAAAGCATCGTTTGTGGTTTTGTAGCTTGCCGCTCTCTGCTTTATTTCGGGATCAGCGCTGTAAAGTGTGGTTGTGCCTGACTCGCTCCTTGTCACTCGTTGGCTAGTTGTAGGCTTGAGCGGTGAAAACTTTTGGAGGTCTCCCCTAAACAGAGCCTCCTCTAGTTTGCCTGTTGAGAGGTTGATATAATCCTTTGCGTTAATCCCTCTCTTTGCGGCATCCCTAAAATCCACCCCCATCTCCGCAGCGATTTTTGAACCGTGCGATAATGCTCTCAACTCCTGCGCTGTCCGCAGCTCGGTAACCGCTGTTTCTGGGTTATCTCCAAAATGGGAAGAGAGGCCGAAGTTATCAACCAAGTCCTCAATATCGTCCCGACTCTTTTCAAGCCGGATATAGTCTTTATTGCTTTTTCGTGAAGCCACATAGTTTTCCCGTATAGTAAATGCCTGCTTTTGCGCTGCGCCCACCAATCCGGGTGGCGGCATAGGGATGGGCTTTTGCGAGACATAATCAGCACCGCCAATAAAGTTAGCCAGCGTTGAATTGTACTGCTTTGATAAGTCCAGCTGCACCGTCTGCTCGTTGTCATTATCTTCTTGCTGGGTATAGTCATAGTCCAACTGTTTATTTAGAAGGTTCAGCCGAGCTATATTCGCGTTAGCCTGCTTCTCGCTAATGTCCAGCTGGCGGTTTGTCTGCGCTGCACGCTCGGCGAGGTTGGTGTGACGTACTCGCTGATCCGAGACGCGCAGTCCTAGCTCTGCTCCTTTGTAAAATTCGTCCATTTGTCCCATAACTATAAATTCTTTTTACCAGCCGGGGGGTAGTGTCGAAGGGCGTGTGCCGTAGGCCGACCCACCGCTGCCAGTGAAGTTGTACATCGTTTGATTTGCTGGCCCAGCTACCGTAGCTGGCGATCCAGTTCCTCCAAACATATTGCCGAACATTCCGCCAATGCCCCCGCCGCCACCACCGCCTCCAAACATACCGCCAGCCATCATACCTCCGACGCTCTGCATAGCCCCGCCTAGTTTATTGCCAAAGCTGTTAGCCGCTTTGGCTTTGGCCATCGCAACGGCGTTCTGGTGCGCGTAGCGGTTCTCGCCTATAGCGTTCTGTGTCCATTGAGCTGGGTTGACATACGATGCACCAACGCTCATCGGGTTCGCGACGGCTGTGCTGCGCACGGTGGACAGGAAAGGATTGAGCGCACCCAGCCCGCTTTGCGTCATCTGCATCTGGCTTAACCCAAGGTCGCGTGCCACGAGGTTGCGTCCAGCTTGACTACCACCCATACCTCCAGCCATACCACCCTCGGCAGCTCGACGCATTATCATCCCTTGGTCTGCCATCGGCAGATCACCACGGATCATACTGCCAATCGCGCTGCCAGCTCCGCCAATTAGCTTGCCATAACCGGGCATAGCTTTCTCCAGATTGGCCATAAGTATGTCTTGGTCAGCTGCGCTGGTCTGTGCGGCCAGCTGCTTTGATTTGTCAAAGCTGGCTAAATTACTAGAGATCGAAGCGTCTTGCTCCTTCGCTTGGTCTATCTTTTCATACTTGGGAACTTTTGGCCCCTTTGAGAAAAGCCCGCCAAGGACTCCCATTGCTGCTCCAATTGCTTGTACTGCCATAGTGTTATATTACGCTTTCGATTCCCCCACCGCCGTGGGTATTTAGGTTAGTCATTTGTAAAACTGGAACAGCCCCATCCCCCATATGATTGGCGAGTTGATTCTGTAACGATTCAATTGCCAAGTTGCGGTACTCGGTGGCTGCTCCAAAGTCTCTGTTCTCCTCCAACTTGATAGCTACGGCCATATTCTTTATGGCGTACAGATCGCTAACCATCAGCACGTCCGTGTCATTGACAGCATTGATGAAGCGCAGCTTGGCTATGACTGTAACGGCGACCTTCTTGTCGGCTCCGTCCTCGCAGCCAGCTGCACCACCGAGGCTAGGGATGAGAGAGCGCCGGTAGCTGGGCAAAGTTTCGTCTGGCTCGTAAGTGGCAATGTCAACAAGTGTGGGAGTAGCGGCGACCAGCTCGTACATCTGGACATTCCCTTCGGTCGTGTCTTTCAGCACGCCTGTGATGCTTTTGAAGCTGGTGCTTGTGTCAGCGTACCCGTTTATGAGCGTCACTACCTCCCCGTCTTGGTATGTGGCCCCAGCTCCGCTTCCGCTTTTCAGCGTCCTCACCCAGTTGTCGTTGCTGTCATAGCCTTGAACGGTAATTTTCTTACCAGCGTCAGCTTCGAGGAATGCGTAAATTCTTACCGGCTTACCAGCCCCGCTCATATCTTTATGCGTGGGCGATTCGCCTCTATCAAGCAGTTGGTATCCAACATTGTCCTTATTGTCCAGCAGGCCGTAGCCGCTTTCGACAAACTCAAACCAGCCGTTGCGAACTACACCAACATTCTCTGATACAGCTACCGTCTCGATAGTCTCGATCTGGCGGGGCCACGCGATGCACCCGCTGGTCGCGCAGATGTTGAACCGTCCGTATGTTCCCTTCCACTTTCCGCTCTCGACAAGACGCCGTTGCGCCTCGTTGATGTACTCGGTAGTACGGGCGTCGGTGGCGCAAAGATTGAGATGCTTTGCGATGCGTGTCTTTGCTGTGCCGAGATTAACCTTCATTAGACGGTGTAATAAATCCTAGATGTGCGCTTAATAAAGTAGACGCCGTAGTAGGGCGGGAGGTTGGTGAATGATTCTGACGTTTGGCTGGAACCAGCCGTAATCATTCCGTTGACTGTTCTTGACCCAGCTATGAATGTACCTTCTCCTTCGTGCTGGTTAGCTCCTACGTTTTTGAGTGTGCGTTCGGTGTGGTTAAGATCGTGGACGTGCGGCGGTAAGTTCTTTTCTTCCAGCGTTGTATTCTTTTCGCCGCCCGTATCTGTTACCGCAGCAGCAAAATCGCCAACACCAACTGGGAACCTCGCAGACATATCTATGTCTACTGTCCAGAACGGCCCCGCCATATCCTTTGCTGTGCCGCTCTCGCCGCCGTCGTATGTTTCCAGCGCAACCTCTGACCCGACCCACATCTGTCTCACATTACCGCCCGCCGGAATGGAGTGCTTTGAAACCCATTCGCCGTCTACAAAAGAATATAGCCGATCTGGCTTCCCCCCTATTGTCCTTATCCACGGGCGGTCTTGATCGTCCACGGCGGGCGTTGAGTCGCCGTAGTTAAACAAGCTGTAACCACCCGCGACGTAGGCGGTGGTGTTGTTTATAAACGTGTTGTAAAGCTGCTGTATGCTTTCAAAGCACGTCTCGGTCGGGACTGAACCCGCTTGGAGAATTACTTGCTGGTTAGATGCCATATCCTAAAGTTCCTTCTGTGTGTCGTTGCAGCTGCCCGTGATGCTGTAAGTGTACCGCGTGTTCGCGCTCGCATTAGCGCAGCTGATTATTAGTTCTGTGTAAGTAATGTTCATAAATTATACGCAATTACCCACCGTACCACAGTCACCATATGGCTCTTCCACGATTGGGTAGGCGTGCAGTCTGAAAGTCTTTATTCGTGCGTGGCCAACCCACTCGATGCGTGAGGAGAACTCGTAACCGTTTCGCATTGGCACACCGTTAGTAGCCTCACAATCGTCAGCTGGTTGTGGTAGCCGCATTCTTGATCGGTACTGTGGCTTGTAATTCTTTAGTGTGAGGCACGAACCAGCGACAGGGTTGCACGTCTCCGCTTTCGCGCACTCTGTCCAGCTGTTCCAATCCACCCAAGCTGGGTACTGGTTTGGCTTGTAGCGAATAGTGAAGTCCACCTCGCCACGAAGGTCATCGACCCACATCTCCCCGTACTCAAGCTGCTTCATCTCGAGCGGGTTTTCAAAGCTGTAGCTGGGTGTTTCGATATAGCAACCGATGCGGCTACTGTCCGCGTCCTTTATCCCGTCTTTTGTCAGCTCCCACAGCTGGATGTTGCAGCTGCTATTCAAATGGAATACGAAACACCGTTCCTCCGCCTTGATCTCGGCGGTAAGTATTTGCAAGAAGTTCAACCCTGTCCAAAGACCCTCCCAAGCTGGCGGCATCTTATCGCCCGTTCCTCCAACGGTGTCAAAGTCAAGTGGGGCAATGCCCCGAAAATACACCCCTTGCGATGTGTTCTGCGGCGTGACCGTTGTGAGCAGGCGGTTATCGAAAAGAACAACGCTGGTGCGCTGCGCTATCTCGTGATCCTTCTCATCGCGCAGTACCGGCCCGATCTCGCGACTCACGGGAATCTGCCCGTACTCCTGCCACTCGCGGCGGCTGGAGATGTAGCTGCGTATTCCGTCTGGCGCACGGTAGAACATATCACCGTTGACCAAAGCGCAGCTGCGGTCGCTGACGGAGCCGTAGTTGATTGCCACGATACGGACTGTGGGATACTCCAGATTCTTCCAGCTGTCGCGGCTGGTCGGCACGTTGACCGCAAACACAGCGCGAGACGTGTGAACCAGCAGCTCGCCTTGCCCGAGGCTTGAGTCTGGCTGGTTCATAAACCGCATTGCCGTGATGTCGCCGGTGTCCAGCGGGACAGCGAACGCGCCGCCCTCTGCGATGTAGGTGTTCTCTGTAAATTTAATAACGTCGGTCGGGCCACCAACGATGTCGCCAGCAACAAACTCACGCCCACGCGCTACCCACAACCGACCATTCCCGTAGGCCATCACTTTGCCGGTGGGAACCTCGTCGCCGGACGGGTTGGCTCTGCGGGAGGTTGCGCCGTCAAAGATGATAGCGGCTGACTCACCGTTTTGTATGATGAGATAATGCTCGGCTTGCTGGAAGTAGGACACCTCGATGTCCGATGCGTTCGGATCGTAGATAGTCTCCCCAAGGCTGTTAACACCGTTGGTTGGGGTGATGTCCTGCACCATCCCCGTCTCCGTGTTGATCTTATAGATGTGGCCACCTATGGAGGTGACTAGGTAACTGTTTTTCCCGTGGTTATAGCTGTACGCCCCTTGGAACCGATCTGTCTCGAACGCTGCCTTAATCCTCTCGTCTGACTCGTCGATGGTAGCCAGCTCAAACATAGTTGTAGACACCTCGCCCGTGCCGGTTGACCCTGTGTCGCCAACTAATAAAATTTCGACAGGATGCGTTCCTCCGTCTAGGTCAATGTTTGCTTGGCTGGACGAGTTTGTAATTATCCTCAACTCCCCGCCATTCAAATTGATTGTGTAAGTTTTGACCCCGTTTTCAATCACTTGCTGGTCGCCAGCTGCGTTTGTTAAATACCAATCGTTTGAGTTTGCGAAGTTAGAACCGGCTTCCAGTTTGATTGTGACTACATCTAGGTTGTCTGGGTTCAGCCATTTAATACCAATGCCAGAAGCGAAAGTGCCTACCCCAGTTCGGTTCGCCATCTCCAGTATATTGTCCTCAACACTTAACGCGGCTGGGTCTTCTAGAAGCGAACCCACGGTAGACCAATCGTCGTATGCAGAGTTAAACGCAGACGGGGAGGCGGCATCTATCCCCCAGTCTGCGGCGTCAGTCTCGTCGTTTTGGTTTGAGCCAGATGATCCAGACCCACTGCTTGCGTCACCCCAGCTGGGGGTTGTGCCTGTTGCGGTGAAGATCGTGCTTACGTTATTGTTAGCTGCACCAACACCAGTAACGTCAAAGCCTGTTCCGGTCTTTGTGATCTTGTACTTCTTGCCAATGACAAGTGTGCCGCTGTTAATCAGCTTGAACGATCTGTCGAACTCAAGAGGAATGTTAACGAAGGAGGGGCGCGTCTTTGCGTAGCCGCCGCGCATTGTCACGTTGCCAGCGAAGGAGGCTTGGTTGCGGGCCAGCAAACTAGGCGACCGGCCAGCATCCACGCCGCGTTCCAGCGTAAGGAACCCGTCGCTAATCCGCTGGCGGTCGATTACTGGCATTAGGCGAAGATGGCAAAAGTAAACTCTTTGGTCGTGGCTGTGGCGGGTAACTGGACAGTCATCGCCGACGTGGTAATCGAGGCGACATATAAGCCAACGCCGTTGGCATCATTTGGTGTCAGCATAGCCTTTGGGAACGATGAGGTTATGCTCGTGGTGAAATTAACCGTAACAACGTGTGTACTCAACGTTGGCACTCCCGCACAGTTCGTAGGCGTTCCGTTGTAAGCTACAGAGGGACTGCCCGAGGTTGTGTAGATCACACGCCCCATCGCCTCCACATTAACATCGCTGGCAGTGACGGTGGCCCATTGCGGAGCGTTTGACCCCCCTTGCTCAAGCCGCTGCCCTGTGACTCCTTTTGCCAACCTAACCCACGCACTGCCGTTCCAATAGGCAATATCCCCAGCGGCTCCGCCAGCGTTAGCTATGCCCGCCAGAGGCAACTGGCCGCTGGTTGTAACGGTGTTAAGTGCGAGCGTCCCACCGAGGTCGCTGTACTGGACAGTATCCCACGCTATCCCAGCCGTGGCGCTGCTGTCAGCGCCGAGGAACTTGTTGTTGGCCCCTACCGCCAACGCGATGTTCAGGGTGCTGTAGGTGGCTAGACCGCCTTTGGCCAGAGTTGGCAAACCCGATCCAGCTACACCAGCTGCGCCGGTATCACCCTTAACTCCAGCCGCGCTGACTGTGCTTGAGCCAGCAACGGTAGCCCCGACGGCTGCATTTGTAGGTACTGCGTAAAGGTTCCTGACCGTGATTGATATGGCAGATGTGACAACTGTAACCTCAAAGTAACCACCACCACTCACATACAAAGCCTGTCCGACAGACATCCAGCCCGAGTCGCTCACCGCAACCACAACCGTCGAGCTGACGGCTGGCATTGTGAACGAAGCGGTTGTCGTGGTGTAGGCGCTTGACCCATTCGTACCGTTTGACCCAGCTGCGCCAGCTGCGCCAGTTGCGCCAGCTACGTTTGTGGAGGAGGTGGAGCAAGTTGTTTCGCAGCAGTCGGTGTTTTGATTTAAGGTGATAGCCATTGTTTGACAGTTTGCAAAAGTTGTGAGGTATATTTTCCCTCGTAAGGGAGTATAACCTCAACATACCCCCTTATTGTCAAACAGTTTGATTAAGCACAAATACGGATTGGCGTTTGACGTGCAACTAAATGAGATTGAGCTGGAGTTGTACGCCTTCAGAATCAACCACTCGCCGGATCGTGGCGGGCTGGGGGCGTTCCGCCACTTTAAGAACGTGGTTGCTTTTCTGTGGCCAAAGATGATCTGGAACCCGTGGTTGGAAAGGCAGATAGAAAGTCTGTGCGAGAATCAATGGGTGTGCTGGGCGGGGTGTGGCGCAAGCGGGAAGACCTACGCTGCCAGCCTTTACTCGATGGTTTATTTCCTAGCTGCCCCGCTTCAGACCTCGATCATCCTTACCTCCACCACCGCAAAGATGATACGGAAGAGGGCGTGGCCGGTCATCCAAGATCTTTACCGGACGTGCAAGGGCGGCTATCCCTCGCATATGGTGGACAGCAAGACCACGTTGCAGGCGATTCGTGGCGACGATAAGCACGCCATATTCGCAATCCCCGTGCTGGACGGGGCCACCTCGAAGGCGGTTGCCAACATACAAGGGATACGCTCCCCGCGCACTATGGTGATCGTGGATGAGGCCACCGATACGCCCGAGGCGGCGTTCGAGGCTTGTTCAAATCTTCAGAAGGGAACCAACGAGTTCAAGTTTCTGGCAATCGGGAACCCCCACAGCAAGTTCGACCAGCACGGGCGGTTCGCCACCCCAAAGAGCGGGTGGTCGGGTATCAGCATTGAGGATGATGAGTGGGAGACGGAGCGAGGTGTGTGCCTTCGGTTCGACGGATTGAAGTCTCCCAACGTGCTGGCGGGTAAAACGCAGTACAGCTTCCTTATATCAGACGATCAAGTCCGTCAGGCGCAGAAGTATGACGGCGAGGACAGCCCGAAGTTTTGGAAATACACGAGGGGGATGTGGTCGCCAGATGGGGTGTGCAAGACCGTGTTAAGCGAAAACTTGGTCGAGAAGTATAGGGTAATGTTTCCTGCTGTTTTTGTGAAAAAGAGCCACATGATGGCCGGTTTAGACCCTGCTTTCAATGGGGGCGACCGCTGCGTTATCCAGCTGGGGCGTTACGGAGACTTTGACAACGGGAAGATGGGTATATCGCTGGAGAAAAACGAGATCATCCAGATCGACGCGAAGAGCAGCGAGCCGGTTCACTTCCAGATTGCCAGCCGAGTGCAGGCTATCTGCGAGGAGAACAACGTGAAGCCGGAACATCTGGCGATAGACGCCACCGGCGAGGGTGGGGGGTTGTGTGACATACTGGCCAAGACGTGGAACTCGTCGATCCAGCGGGTGGAGTTCGGCGGGAAAGCCAGCGACCGCCCCGTCAGCCCCGAGGATTATCGTAAAAGCAGCGACGTGTACGCCAACAAAGTGACAGAGCTTTGGTTTAGCGTGCGCCAATGGGTTATCAACGAGCAGCTGCGCGGAATGCACCACGAGGCGGTAATCGAGTTCTGCGCTAGGATGTTCGATGATGAAAAACGTATGACGATCATCGAGAGAAAGGTTGATATGAAGGCTCGCACCGGCAAGTCGCCGGACTTTGCGGACGCGATCACTCTGGTAGTGGAGATGGCCCGCAGGCTGGGCGGATACGCCTCGGCAACCCGCCAACGTGGCGGGCTGTCCAACTGGGACAGGCTTGTGAAAGATTACGACAGCGTTTATCACGACACGTTTGCTGGGGTATGAAAAGAAAGCAGTATGATATTCTGCCCGAGGATTGTGATGAGGATCACTTGGTGTGGTTCTGGTAGGTTGGTATGAATAAGTTAATTGAAACAAGTGTTGTGCCGCCTAACGGGTACAGCTACGAGCAAGAGGAGACAGGGGTGACGCTGACATCCAACAACTTTGGCCAGCTGGTGGTAAGGGTGGCCGACCACCGGCGGGCGAATAATCTGCCGGTTCCGTTCAACATCGCTGACATTGTTGAGGCCGAAGTCTGCGAGCAGAGGCCGGAATTGTGTGAGGGATATATTCCAAAACCCCCACCGAACGAGAAACTAACGCTTAATCTGGCTGTGCGCCTCACTCGAACGCTGTTTGCTGCGGGAGGGAAAAGGGTGGAGAGTCAAGCAGAGGCCGACCAGCGGGCCGCAATCTGTGCGATGTGTCCCGACAACATTGAGCCGGTGGGATGCACCGGCTGTGGCAGCAGTATTATCAAGAAGACGGTCGAGTTTATCGTGGGCGGAAAAAAAACATTGTATGACAGCACCCTTAAATCGTGCAAGCATTGCGGTTGCTTTAACGCGGCACAGGTTTGGTTGCCGCTCGATGCGCTACAAAAGACGATTACTGACAGCGAGAATAAGGCTTTGCCAGATCATTGCTGGAAACGAATATACAAATGAACAATAACTCTCTGCCGCTTGACAACATAGACGAAAGCGGTACGCCACCGAAAGCCAGACTCTCCTCCGCAGAGGCCGTGGTTGATCTGGTGAAAATGCTGGCCCGAGCCGACCAAGACCGCAGCCGCGTGAGGGCGAAAGTGAAAGGCATTGTGGACGGCAACCCGCCGTACAGCTCGGCGCAGCTCAAGCGTACCGGCCAGTCGTACCGCACCAACGTCAACTTTAGGGAGGCCGAGGCTTTCTTCGCGATTGCGCTCACGGCCTTCTATGACGTGTTTAGCGAAACCCCCACCTACGCCACCGTCAAGACCAACATCGGAACCGATGCCGAGCGGGTGCAGTACAGCCGAGTGTTGACCGAGGAGTTTGATCGGTTACAGAAAAACGACAGAGAGTTTGATTACACGATGCAGCTCTCGCAGCACGAGATGGTGTTGTTCGGTTCTGGGCCGCTGACATTCGAGAACCCCACCAGCTGGAAAGCCAGAGCGATTAAGTCGGGCGACCTTCTATTACCAGAGAACACCCGTAGCAACCCGAGCGACTGGGAGGTGGCGGTCGTTCGTCGGCGCTACCAAGCCCACGAGATTTATGCGTACATTCGTGACACGAAGGCAGCCACCTCGGTGGGCTGGGACGTGGAGGCGACCCGTAAAGCCATCATCCAGTCGGGGCCAGAAAGCTACCAGCGCCACAATAATTGGGAGTGGCATCAGCAGAAAATCAGAAACAACGATCTGCACTACTCGGCCCAATGCAGTTTAATTAACGCCGCCCACGTTTATGTGAGGGAGTATCCGCAGGCCGACGAGGCGGAGGGGAAAATCAGCTGCTATATTGTGCAAGAGGACGGGAAGGATTTCCTCTACAAGCACGTCGGCAAGTACGACACTTGGGATCAAGTGATGCACCCGATGTACTACGACAAGGGCGACGGCCAGCATCACAGCGTTAAGGGGTTGGGTGTGAAGATGTACCCTGTCATCGAGCTGAAGAACCGACAGAAGTGTCATATGATTGACGTAGCTGCGACCGCTTCGGCGATGCAGCTGCAAGCCGAGACGCCCGAGGCGATGCAGAAGGCGAGCGTTGTTCAGATGGGGCCGTACTCGATACTGCCAGCTGGCTATCGTGTCGTGCAGCGCCAGTTCTCTGGCATCGTGGATGCGCCGATGGCGGTGGATCGCGAGCTGGAAGGGGTGATGCAGTCTAACCTCTCACAGTACAGACAGCGCCTAGACAAGCCTCAAGGGAACCCAAAGACAGCGACAGAAGTTCAAGCAATTGTGCAGCAGGCCAGCGTGTTGGGTAAAACGCAGATTGCCCGATACTACCAACAGCTGGATCACTTTTTTTCCGAGCGATATAGACGGGCGGCGAACCCTAACGTGACGGATGCGGAGGCGGTTGAGTTTCAGAAAAGATGTGTGGGTCGTGGGGTTCCGAAGGAGGCACTCACCAACCTCGACTACGTTCAAGCCTCGCGCAACTACGGCCAAGGGTCGGCATTCCTTCGGATGCAGACAATCTCCGGCCTAATGCAAATAGCTGGACAGCTGCCCGAGTCTGGACGGGATGCGTTGCTGCGAGACTACATTGCCGCTCTGGCGGGACAGCAGCAAGTGGGCCGCTATATGGTGGGGCCGGAGCAAGACATTTACGCCAAAGACCAGATTGCAGAGGCGAACATTGAGAACGCTGTTATGCAAATGGGAAACCCCGTCATCATTACCGACTCGCACAACCACTCGCTGCACGCCCAAACACATCTAGCAAAAGGTACAGAAATGGCACAGGCGATCCAGCAGGGGGGCGATCCGGCATCTGCTGTACAGTTTTTCGGTTTGCTAATCCCTCACATCGAGGAGCACCTCGGTATGCTGGCAGCTGACGATTCTCGGAAGGACGAGGTGAAACAGCTCGGAGAGCAGCTGCAAGAGTTGGCCGGTTTCGCCAACGAGGTGGCCAATCAAGTGGCACAGCAGGCGGAGCAGGCGCAAGCTGCGCAGATGGAACAACAAGCGCAGGCTCAAGCTGGGCCAGCGCCGGAGGAACAGATGAAGATGGCTTCTATGGAGAGAGACGAGGCCCGTAAGGACGCCGCGCTGCAAGCAGAGATTGGCAGAAGCGAGGCAAAGATGAGGCAGGAGATGGCGCTGGCTGATGCGAAAACCGCCGCCGCTTTGTAGGTTAAGCAACTAGATGACACTAACAGAATGGACTGGATCGTCTTCCGCAGTAGAGGAGGCGAAGGAGCTAATGGGTGGAGCAACCTTTCAAGCGATGAAGGAAGTGTTGCGCGAAGAGTCGCCGATGGTGCGTGTTCCGTTGCCGTTTGGCTCGTCGGCCACCGACTACGCCTACGCTCACGGGATGCAGAAGGGATATGAATTTGCGCTGAAGGTTTTGAAAGCAATGGGGCAAAGTGCGCCAGAGATGCCGGAGGAACCAGAGGCGACATTTAGCAGGAGCAATAACAATGAGTGAAAACACATTAACCGAGGCAAATCCGGCGGCAGTTAAGGGAAACCCCAGCTTGCTGCCGGAAACGAACGAAAACATCACCAGTATGGCAGACGCTTTCAAGCAAGCGATGTCGAGTGATCCAACGCCAGCTGCCGATCCAGCTGAACCCGCACCGGCCGCCGACCCACCACCGGCGGAGGATAAGGCAGAGTCCAGATCGTCGAAGGACTTCAAGCTCATCAAGCAAGAGCGCGACGAAGCCCGCAGGCAGATCGAGGAGATGCAAGGCAAAGTCTCCGATCTGGAGCTGAAGGCTTCCACAACCGAGGAGTATGACAGTCTAAAAACGCAGTTCGACGAGTTGAGCGAGGTGTTGAGTGTTTCCAATCTCGAGCGACATCCGAAGTTTAAGGAACAGTTCACTAAACCGATCAACGATCAGATCGAGCGTGCGCTGGTGTATGTGCCGGAGGAGCAGCGGCAGGAAATGGTTAAGCTACTAAAGCTACCAGCCAGCCCGCGACGTGCGGACGCGCTGGACGAGCTGACGGGCGACTTGCCCGCTTCTAGGCAGGCGTATCTTCAGAGCGCAATCAGCCGGATCGACGAGATCGCGCACCAACGGGACGAGAAGCTGGAGAGCAGCAAGTCCAGCTACGAGCAGCTGGTGGCTGACGAGAAGGCTGGCAGCGAGGCGCAGTCTGCGGAGCGAAACAAAGCGTTGGAGCGTTCGTTTGGCGTTGTGCTGCGCGAGGCGCAAGAGAACATCCCGATCTACCAGACCCGCGAGGGGGATGAGGAGTGGAACTCTGGAGTGAAGGAGCGGGTTGGCTTGGCGCGGCGAATCCTTATGGAGCAAAACAGCTTCGAGGATGCCGCAACCGCAGCCCTATGGGCGGCAAGCGGTGGGGCGCTGGTGGAGCAAAACGCTGGGCTTGTGGAACACAACCGCCGCCTTCAAGCGGAAGTTAACAAGTTGACAGGCGCAGAGCCGAGCACAGCTGGCATATCCGCAGACGGCAAGCCGAAGCCGGTGGAGAACAGCTCGTTCAGCGATAAAGTGATGGGCGAGCTGCGCGACTTGGGTATCCGAGGTGCAACTCGATAAGGCTTAATTGACGGTAATACGGGGCCGTGGATGGCGGCGTAACCTATTGGTTGCCTCAATCGCTGTCATTAGTTGCACCCCAGCTGGCTGCGTCTACGGGTAGGCCAGTTGCCGTCATTTTTTTTTCAAAAAACTGTTTGACGAAACTCCCAACCTGTTGCAAAACAAAAACGCGCTGTGAGTTAGGCGCATAAATTTAGCTCACTTTTTAGCCTTACAGCGAGTGGCAATCGCACCGGCCCAATCGGGAATGGCCGACCGAACAAGAGGCGTATGCGCCCCCTTCCGTGTGGAAGTGTGGTGTTGCGTCATTAGTTAGAACCCTTTTAAGGAAAGGATTTATTATGGCTTGTTCAAATGTATTTGATGCTTTTTCTATTGCCACCGAAAATTTAGCGGATGAAGTTTATAGGAATGCTTCTTACCGTTCTGTGTGGCTTAATGCTATTCCTCGCGGAACTTTTGAGACGGGTGTTGGAACCACCAAGACTACGTTCGCTATCGAAAACAGCGAACCAACGGATGACACGGAAACGTGGGCGGCAATAACCAACACCCAAGTAGTTGGTGGTGGTGATGGCGGGGCCGGTGGCTCTTGTGCCAGCTCTTACACCGACGTGGAAGTGGGCTACACCAGCCGCACTTATAACCCAGAGGAGTTTGCCCTTCGCGGGCCGATTCTCTGTAAGGATGATCTGATTTACGATCATAACGTGGACACGTTCCTTCGCGCCTATGTGGAGGAAATGACCAAGCGAGCGCAGCGCAGCTGGGAGAAACGCTACGAGAATCTCTATATGAAATTCGCGTCGAAAGTTCCAGCTGGCAACGGTTTGGCGACCAACGACACCGAAGGAGTGATTGAGGGAGAGCCTATTGCCGCTGCCACATCAACCATCACGCAGCAGTTGCTTGACCAGCTCGCTGTGACGCTGATTGATCGCGGTGCGACCAACTCAGACAGCAATGGCTGGATTGGCTATGGCGAGGATGGCCCCGTGTTTCCGCTCTTGATCGGGCTGGAAGCCAGCCAGCAGCTTGCGATGCACGGCGAAATGCGGAACGACTTCCGTCACGCCGATTCGGGTAAGGGAGCAGCTTCCGAGCTGATGAGCAGGATGGGTGCTACGCGGGTGATTAAAAACTTCCGCCACATCCCTAACCTTCGCCCGCCTCGTTTCAACCGGAACGCTGGCGACAACGGCTATGATCGTGTAAATCAGTACACGATGAGTTCGGCCACGAAGGGCAAGAAGGCGGTATTGAATCCCGCTTGGCAGACGGCTGACTTTGAGGCAGCTATCATCTTGAACCCGTCCGTGTTCACCTCGGAGATTGTTCCGCCGGTGAATGCAGCTGGCGGTGTCAGCTGGAACCCCACCTCCTATATGGGTGAGTGGAAATGGGTGACAGGTGGCAGCAAGATTCAAGCTGCGAATGCGGACTGTGAAGACCCGCTGGACAAGCTGGGTCGGCATTATGCCGAATTCAAACACGCCGCGAGGCCGGTGTTCCCGAATCACGGGATGACGGTTATCTTTAAGCGTGCTTGCGGAACCACAACGCAGACGATAACTGATATCACTGCTTGTACCGCGTAAGGTGTAGTAGTTTACAGCTGGTGGCTCGCTCCGTTATGCGAGCGGGTCACCAGTTTTTTTTTAATTTAGATAAAGTTGAAGCAGTAGAAAACACTTTATGAACAATCCACAAATATATTCAGACGGAGTAGCTAACTCCATTCAAGACTCCCCTCTTCGTGTTCAGAACAAAATGCTTGGCGCTCTCAAGAACTTGGGGGGTGTTTCGCAAACCATCGGCTCTGCAAGCGGGTTAAAGGAGGATGATGCTACCATTGCCGCCAACACGGCTAGAAAAAATCTAATCATCCAGAACGTGAACAGCGCGGTTGTATTAGTTAAGTTAGGTACTGGCGCTAGTGCGTCAGACTATCATTTTGCCATTGCTGGCACAGGCGGCACAGCTGGCACAGGAGGCGTACTTAATGTGAACTCTTACACAGGTGTGCTTTCCCTTCACCCAAGTACAAACGATTTTACGCTCGTTGAGTTCGAGTAAGGAGACTTTATTATGGCAGCTTCATTAAGCGGAGGTGGTGGCGGCGTTATCCGCTCTGGTAGCACGACAGTCGAAAACGAACCCATCGTCAAATCCGATGGTGCGGGTGAGGTGATGCAATGGATACCGTCTGACGGTGTTGTTGCTGATGGCATTACCATTAACGAAGCAGTACTGGGTTATCCGTTGCGGTTGGGGATTGGGACGATTGCGCCACAAAGAACAATTCAAGTTCATAATCCAAACGGTGCTGGAAGTTACATTAGCATAACGGATAATACAACTGGTGCTGCTTCTAGTGATGGCCTCTTGGCGGGTTGTTCGGGGACAAATGCTTATCTCTGGAACTATGAAGCCGGTAGCTTGGAGTTAGCCACCTCCGGTGTGGCTCGTCTCACTATCGCATCTGGTGGCGCAGTCAGCATCCCCGCAACCGGCAGTTTCACAATCGGCTCGCTGGACATTGGCCACGGTTTGGGTGCTGCACCTACAAACACGGCTGTTGGTCAAGACGCACTTGATGCAAGTCATGCTGGTTCGGTTCACAATACTGCTATTGGTCACTCTGCGTTGACTGCACTGAATGCTGATGCTGGCGATAACAACACAGCGGTTGGGTCGCAAGCTGGTTTGGCTATTACTAATGGCACGCAGAATACCGCTGTTGGTTCGTACTGTTTGGGTACAGTTGATGGTGATTACAACACAGGGGTTGGATACTTTGCCTTAAACGCTGACTGTGTTGGCCACAATGTGGCAGTTGGCAAAGAGGCACTGAAAGTATTCACCGGCAGCAATGCAACTGCCGTGGGTAGTGGTGCGGCAGTTGCAGCGACGAGTGCGACTTTCCTGACTGCGGTTGGTAAAGGTGCTTTGACTGCTTGCGATACTGGACTATCGAACACCAGTGTTGGCTATGCGTCGTTAGCGTCTGTCACGGGTGGGGATCACAACGTCGCCGTCGGCTCATATGCTGGGAACACATTAGCGGGCGCTGGCGCAAGAAACACTTTCATTGGTACTACCGCTGGACAGTTCACAACGTCTACGGATGACTGTATTGCGATTGGTCGAGGTGCGCTTTCTGGAATCGGTGTTATCGGCAACTACAACGCCGATGATGCATCCAACACAAAACAAGCAGACGTTACCGGCAATAAAAACATTGCCGTCGGGAACTACTGCTTGGATGCGTGTACTTCGGGTACGTCGAATGTGGCCATTGGACAAGATGCACTAACCGCTCTTCTGGGTTCCAGCTATAACGTAGCAGCAGGAACCAGTGCTGGTAGCGCTTGCGTTGGGAATAACAATGTTTTTGCAGGCCATCAGGCCGCGCGTTATGCAACAAGTGTCGATCATTGTGTGGCAATTGGACGAGGTGCTTTAGCTGGTGACGGCACAACTGCACCAGATGCCAACTACAACATTGCCATCGGTGGCTACTCACTTGATGCAGCGACTACGGCTACGGAAAATGTGGCCATTGGCTACGGTAGTTTGGGCGAACTTACTGACCATTCATACAATACTGCTGTTGGCACAAGTGCGGCTGGTTACACGATAGGTGCATACAATGTTGTCGTTGGCCGCCAAGCTGCATATTACGCTGGTAATGTTGACCACTGCGTTGCAATCGGCCACGAAGCGTTGAAAGGGCCAGCGGGCGCTACCGCTACTTGCACTCTTGTGGGTATTGGAGATGCCAGCGTTACTTGTACAGATGATGGGAATACCATAGATGCTGGCTTTTATGTTACGGGAACAGGTGTTCCAGCAGGAACCACAGTTCTCAGCATCACTACTGGATCATTCGCCAGTGGTAATGTTACTGCGTTCGAGTTATCTGCTGTTGCAACAGCAAACGGTGCACAAACACTCACGTTCTACAAGAACAGCGGCGACTACAACATTGCCATCGGCAGTTACGCGCTGGATGCAACGACTACGGGGAATCAGAATATCGCCATCGGACACAATGCTGGCACGGCAATCACAGACAACACCAACAACATTGCCATTGGTTATCGTGCATTGTTTTCAGCCAACACAGGCGAACTCTCCAACATCGCCATCGGAACTGATGCGTTATATGCAGAAACTAGTGGTGCAGACGGTTGCGTAGCGATTGGTCACAACGCGTTGGCGGCGCAGAACACCGACTTATCAAACAACGTAGCCATTGGCTATCAAGCCGCAACCAATCTCAACGGCGGCACAGACAGTGTGTATGTGGGTTACAAAGCCGGTAGCGTTGGGGCGATTGAAGGTGATTTCAATACGGTGGTTGGCACAAATGCTGCGTTAAACGCTACGGATATGTCAACCAGCGTGTTTATTGGTTATAATGCTGGTGGTACTGGTGTTGTGCAGGGTGCAAACAATATTTGTATCGGCACATTGGCTGGCAATGACCTCACTACGGGCGCATCCAACATATTGATCGGCAGAGATGCCGGTACGAACTCAAAGTTAGATACTGACAACATAGTCATCGGTAAAAATGCGATGGATGCTGATGTTGCAGATGCTGGCTATTCGCGTACACATAACATAGCTATCGGCACGGATGCGCTTGGTGGGGATACTGCTGGTTGTGATTACTGCGTGGCGATTGGTTCTAGCGCACTCATCTTACAAAACGCCGACGTCAAGAACACCGCCATTGGTGGACTTGCGGGTGATGCGATTGTTGCTGGTTACAGCAATACGTTACTTGGTTATAGTGCCGGTAGCAGTATTGTTGGCGGTCTTAAAAATACCGTCATCGGCCATAACGCGTATGTATTAGGAACTGCCAACAATAACACCGTAATAGGTTATGCCGCCGGTGCCTCAACGGTTGACGGAACGCCGACCGCTGCAATGTCTGGTGCTGACAATGTATTGCTGGGTGCGTCTGCTGGTTACGGACTCACAGACGGCCCCGGCAATGTACTCATCGGCAAGGATGCCGGTCTGGCAATGACCACCGGCGATTACAACATCGCCATTGGATGGCACGCTGCTGATGCGTTGGTTGGTAATGCTAACTACAACATTGCGGTTGGTTATAATGCTTTAGGCGGTTGCACTGCTACAACCCAACACTCTATTGCTATTGGCGCTAACACGCTTGGACACGCTTCATACCACGCCGACAACATCAATTTAGCGATGGGTTACGACTCCGGTGCGGCAATCACCACCGGCACAGCGAACGTAATGATCGGCCACCAAGCGGGGAGTGCGATTGTTGGTAACGACGATATGACGGCTGTTGGTTATCAAGCGTTGATGTCGGCTACTGGTGCTGACAATACGGCAGTTGGTACTTTCGCAGCCGCACAAATTACAACGGGTGACAAGAACGTAGCCATCGGCAGTTGGGCGTTATTCGACGCAAACGGTGATGAAGCGAACAATGTCGCGATTGGTTACGAAGCGTTACACGGGTTAAACGCAGACGCGGGTGACGATAACGTAGCGATTGGTTATCAAGCCGGTAAGTTTGACCCCGCTGGAACAGATCCCGCTGACGAACTAGAAGAAGCGACTCAATCAATTTACGTTGGTTCTAGCACACGCGCATCAGCTACAACTGGTGTGCTTAACGAGATCGTCATTGGTTACGGCGCAATTGGTCAAGGCGACAACACAATCATGTTGGGGAACTCGTCAGTTGACTCGACAAATGGTTTGTTTTGTTACGACACAGCGGCAGCTTCTCCATCTGATAGTCGAATCAAGAAGGACGTTGAGGCTTCATCGGTTGGTTTGGACTTTATTGAGAAGCTGGCTACGGTTAGCTATAAGAAGATCAACCCAGCAGATTATCCTGTTGAAATCCGCGAAAGTAGATGGTCGGAAACAACCTGCGAACAAACCGTCACCCGTGCAGTCGAAGCTGCCGACGAGGTGTGGGAAGACTACGTTGTCCAAGATGCGCGGGAAGCGACTGAAGAAGAAACCCGCGACGAAGTTCATGCCGCAGTTGCGGAAGTCAAGGAACTGCAAGTAACGCAAGAAGCGTGTGATGAAGAGTGGGAAGAGACTGTTCATCCAGCGGAAGCTGAAGAGACAGAAGAACGGGTCACGCAAGAAGCACGCGAGGAGATCAAAGGCGAGCGGCACAAGCACAGCGAAGCGGAAGTCAGCGAAGACGTTACCACCGTGGATTTCGTGAAGAACGAAGCCGGTAACTACGTTCGCACCGAGACTGCCGAGACGGTCACCCGCACCGAACGCACACCGTTGTACACGGATCACGAAGTAGTGAATCCAGATGGTACGCCGTGTGTGACAGTTGTGTCGGCGGCGGTTGAAGCCAAAGACGCTGTTGTCGATGAAGACGGCAACGAGACTGAACCGGCGGTTGAAGCTGTCGCAGAAGTCACCGAGCCGGTCATCCACAAGTGTCCGGTGATGGAAGAGTACGTTGTGCAAGAAGCGTGCGATGAAGTGTGCGAGACGGTTGTCACCAGAGAAGCCATTGAGGAACGTACAGAACGTCGGTTGGTTCGTGGGGCGCAGGATGAGGTCAAGGAAGAGGTCGTGGTTGTTGAGGCGAAAGCTGAATGGACAGAAAAGCACGTCACCAGACCGGCTGAACCGGCCCGCGAAGAAGTCACCGAACGTCGCTTGGTAAGTGCCGCTGTCGAGGCGAAAGCTGCCGTCTACGAGACGGTCACGGTTCCCGCTGATGATCGACCAGCAGATATTGATATGCCGCATCTCGGCCTGATAGCGCAAGACGTACAAACCGCAATGACTGAAGCGGGTGTGGAATTTCCGTTAGTGGCGGAAACCTCTGGAGGAATGTTTGCTGTTAAATATGGCAACTTGGTGATGCCATTGATTAAGGCGGTGCAAGAACTTTCAGCAAGGGTGAAGACACTTGAAGGATAATTTATGGCAGCAGAAGCAACACAGCAGGATAAGTCCGTTGTTACAATCAACGGAGAGGAGCACAATGTATCGGATTTGTCTCAAGAACAAATGGCGCTATTAGACCAAGTTGTTGATCTTGATCGCAAGATTGGCCAGATGGGTTTTAGTTTGGCCCAAGTTCAAGGAGCGAAGAACTTCTTTATGGGCCAGCTAACGGCGAGCCTCGAGGAGAGGGCGGAGCCTGAAGAGGAAAAGAGCTAACGGCCTACAACCGCCACTATGCGGTTTGGTTAAGTGAATGACAAACAACATAGACCCAGCGGTTGTCGAGCAACTAGCCGAGCGGGCGGTAGGTCACTACGGATGGATGTTATTTGCGGCCTTTGCCGCTCTGATGTGCAAGGACGTGCTTGCCAAGTTCATCGCGGGTTTGTTGGTGTTCTGGGGGAGTGCGTTTAAGAATGATGAAATCCTCTACATCAGCGGGCGGCGGGCGAGGGTGATTCGGATGGGCATTACCGCGACAACTTTCCAAATGAGCGACCGCAAATCGACGATGATTGTTCCTAACTGCCAGCTGACCCAGCTGACCGTCGAACGGCGTTTACCGCAGAACGGCGGTGAGAGCTATCTGCCAAAAGGCAGCGAGATTGGGGCAGCAAAGGTGGAGATTATGGACGAATGAAACGGATGTTGATTATTGTGGCAATCTGCGCAGCCATCATATGGCTGTCGGTGGGATGCAAAAACCTAAAGGAAGTTGACTTCGGAATCACAGGGCTTGAGGCCGAGTGGTATGAACCACCACCGTTACCGCCGCAGACGGTGACTCTGACCAACGCGCCAGCTGGCAGCTGGCTTCCGAGGTTGATGCAGCGAGGGGATTGAACTTGTGCTTGGGCTTATCACATTGGACGATATGAAGGTGGGCGCTGCCTCCACCACGGGGCTTGGCAGTTGGGTGGTAGAGGTGGGGCTGGTACTTCAAATCACAATATCGTTGGCCAGCTTGTTCTATATTGTGCTAAAGATAAGGGAGCAGCTGGCGAGGAACCGGCGGCGAAGGAAGTGAGTTTTATTATGTTAACTGGTAAAAAGACCTATATGACGGCAGCTGGCGGGGTACTCGCAGCTGTGGGGGCATACCTCTCCGGCGATCTGGAGCTTGGTATGATGCTGAACATCGTGATCACCAGCCTGCTGGCTGTGTTCCTGCGCAAAGGTGTCAAGTCCGACACCGGCGTGGACGAGTCCGAAGCTGGCTCGTGAGCTGGTTGCTCGGATTGATTCGTGGTTTAGGCGGGCTGCGCGAGCTGATTGTCCAGCTGTTCAGCGCCTCCCGTAACGTGAGCGCCAATGTCCGGCTCAAGAAGAAAGATCGCGGCGTGGATGACGCTATCGCTGCTGCCCGCGATCGCGACCGGCTGCGCAAGCGTTAACCTCAACAACGCCGAGCGGCTCGTCCAGAGCCACGCGGTTGGGTTCGCCGATGCGGTCAACGCCTCGGTCGAGGCGGAGGCGTTTGTTCGCGACTCGCTGAAGACGATCAACCGGCTTGAGGCGGTCATCGAGAGAGGCGACTAGTCCTCACCAACCCCCCCCCCCCGCACCAAAGCTGGCTGCGCGAGCCGCGCCCACCTTCGGTAAAATAAATAAAATCTTTTTTTAGAAAAGTGTTGACACGGTGCGAGCCGCACGCCAACCTCTCCCAAGTTTTGGGTGCATAAAACAGTCAGCAATGAAACAAGCAACAACAACTAACGTCATAGTCGTGGATAAAAAAGTCCACACTCGGTTTAAGCGGTGGTGCGCGAAGAACGGGTATAAGATGGGTGCAACCGCCACGGAGATATTGCGAAAGGCGTCCCAATGATAGTCATTGGATTGGCTGGCAAGAAGCAGTCCGGCAAGGACACCATCTATGAGATCGCCCGCAAGCAGCTGCCCAAGCTGCGAGTGAGGCGGGCAGCGTTCGCCGGCCCGCTGAAAGCCGAGGTGGCCCACGTCACCCAAATGAACGTGGACTTCATCGAGGCCAACAAGGACAAGCTGCGCCTCCTGCTGCAAGCGTGGGGCGCGGATTTTAGGCGGCAGTTTTATGGGCAGGACTATTGGGTGAACGCGATGCGCCACGCGCTGCGCGATGCCGATCAGCAAGCCGACGTGCTGTTCATCACCGACCTTCGCTACGAGAACGAAGCCGCGTTCGTCCACGAGCTGGGCGGTGTGGTGGTGCGGGTGGACAGGGCCAGCGACGGCAACGACACCCACTCAAGCGAGACGGTTATGGACGGCTATTCCAGCTACGACCACACCATCGACAACAACGGCGACGAGAGCCAGCTGGCTGACGCCGTAGCTGCGCTGCTAAACCAATTTCTTCCGCCGAGTGGCGGGACAGAAAACACAGAAACAACAACAAAAGAGGAAATATAATAATATGTTCTTATCTGCAATAGAGTCTGCAAAGACCGAGTTCGAGCCACACCCCAAAGGTGTAGCTAATGGAGTGTGTGTCGAGGTGGTCACACGAAACAAGAAGACCGGCGAGCCGTTCACGAAGGTGACGAAGGAAGGCGACGTGAAGAATCGAATCATTCTGGTGTTCCAGACTGACAAGACAACCAAGAAGGAGGATGGCTCGACGGTGAACTGCGCGTATTGGGATTGGCACAACGCGCCGCAGTCAATCGCCAACGAGAACGGCAGCTTGCACAAGCGGCTGAAGGATTGGGAAGTCGAGATCAAAGACTACCCGACGCAGGAGGCGTTCGAGAAGGCGGTCGTTGGGCGTCCGGCAACGCTGGTGTTCACCCACAACACGAGCGAAAAGAATGGCAAGACGTACAGCAACCTAACCAGCTGCACGCCTATCGCCGAGGGGGCGACGCCGTTCGCGGCGGTGGACTACCAGAACTACAACGAAGGAGCACCGTTCTGATGTTTCTTTCAGCTCAACCGCAACACCGCGAGCTGAACCACGACGGGGGGGGCCATTGGTATTATCCCGATGGTCGCCCTCTTCACACCGTTCAAAAAAAGGATGGTAGTGGGGAACGCAACACGCATAAAGGAGATGCCCGCGACCTAGGCTTGTACCCGAGTGTCACGACAATCACGAAGGTCGTGCATAACGATGGCCTGTCGAGGTGGAAAGAAAAACAAATCCTCGACGCTTGCGTGGCAAGCCCGTTGGCGGAGGGTGAGGATGAGAAATCCTACGCCGCGAAGGTGCGAAAACTTTCGCAGAAAAAGATGGTGGACGCTAGGGCGTTCGGCTCCTTGTTCCACGAAGCCATCGACGAATTAAACAGGTCTGGATTCCTAGACTCAAAGTTCGACGAGGTGAAGCCGTTCGTGAAGTATTACATTGAATGGACTCGCGATCACA